CTATTTGTCAAGCTCAGGATTGAAAGCGTAGAAGTTTTTTGAATCCATACGGCGTTTAGCATTCTCAAGAGCCTCGCCAAAACGCTGAAAATGCACTATTTCCCTTGAACGAAGGAATCGTATGGGTTCTTTAATATCAGGGTCGTCAACAAGGCGTAAAATGTTATCATAGGTTGTGCGTGCCTTCTGTTCTGCTGCCAAGTCCTCGGTAAGATCAGTAATGACATCTCCTTTAGACTGGAAGAACGTGCTTGAAAACGGCACGCCGCCTGCTGACTGCGGCCATAAGCCGGGACCATGGTCTACAAAGTATACGTCAAAGCCGGCATCCTTAATTTCATCAATGCTCAGGTTTCTTGTCAACTGGCGGATAATTGCTGATACCATCTCCATGTGTGCCAGTTCGTCTGTCCCAATAGGTTATCAATGAGAAAGAGAGCGGACAGCCCCGGAGGGACCGTCCGCAGGATTATTCGCCGGACATCGGTATTTTGGGATATAGCGTCAACTCGAAATCGTCGGGAGCATTGTTCCAACGGCCGTTTTTGGTTTTGAGGTAGACGACCTTTTCTAACACCTCTTTGAGCATATCGTTTTTTGCTTTTGGCGTTGGTAACTCGTCGTAAACTTCGAGCAGCCGTTCAACCTTTGGTATAATCTGTTTCCGACCCTGCTCACGCGACTTGTCAGCGATAATATCAGCACCGAGGGCCACGCGCTCCTCCTCGTTCTTCTTTATGCGCTCGGACAGAACGCGGGACCGTTCGAGAAACTGCTCCGTCGTATATACTCCCTGTTCGAGGAGGTTATGAGTATTATCCAACTGCTTTTTGAGGGTATCGCACTCGGAAGACAACCGCCGGAGGGCTTTCTCTTTCATAGCCACGACAGAGGCCGCTCGGCTCTCCTCTCCGCCTGTTTCCCATTGTAGGCGGTAATCGGATAGCCAATCAGAAAGAGCCTCCAAAATACGCCTCTCAACGAAATGCAGGGCGCAGCTGATGTTATCACAGGCGGTATCGGCACACATAAGGGTATCGGGATAGCCACCCGAATACGGTCGGCGCGTCATACGGTGTCCGCACTTGGCGCAGACAACAATACCCGCGAGAGGGTTTTTGACTGTACCACGCTCGCCGACCGGGCGCGGAGGATTGCTTGACATCAATTCTTGCGCTGTATTAAAAACCTCGATACTGACAAGCGGAGGGTGAAGCCCCTCGGCGACGGTACATTTCTCTATCGAATTACGGGGACGCTCAACGACGACGCGACCGTCTACCATTTTCTTGACATCACACCGCCAATTCCAACGGACCTTGCCGATATAGACCGGGTTTATCAGAATATCCCGGACCGTAGCGGTAGCCCAATGTTCGGATTTGCGAGGAGGGATTTTGAGAGAGTTAAGGCGGCGGACGATGAGCGAAACACCGAGGCGGCGGAAAGAGCCGTCGGGCTGTTCCTCGCCACGTGTATACCAATCAAAAATCATACGGACGACATCAGCCTCCGCCGGGAACGGCTCTAACGTGTACCCTTTATCGCCCTTAATTTTAACGCGCTCGTAGCCATACGGCGACTGACTGCCGACATACTTACCCTCTTTGACGGAGGCAAGGCGGCCACGCTGTAAGCGGCGGTTGATAGTCTTATATTCACGGCGGGACATAAACAGACCGAACTCGAAGTATTCCTCGTCAAACTCATTGTTTGGGTCGTAGTCCTTTATAGGGGTAATGATTTTAGTATCAGAGAATTTGAAAGTCTGTGCGACTATTCCCTGGTCCACGGTATCGCCACGGGCAAGACGCTCGACCTCCATAACAAGAACGCCGTCCCACACGCCCTGCTCAACCTCCGAGAGGAGTTGTTGCATAACAGGACGCGCAGCGATAGTTTCGCCGGAAACGATTTCGCGGTGGATTTGAGTAATATCCAAATGCCGACGCTTGGCAAGTTCAAGCAGAGTATTTATGTGGCGGGAGAGAGTTTCACCCTCACCGCGAGCCTCCGCCTCTGCGTCCGCGCGGGATTTACGGACATATAGACAATATGGCATAAAAGCACCTCCAACAGAAAAGCCGCCCCGCCCCGGAGGAGCGGAACGGCGGTCAATCTTTTTTGTAGTATTCGCCCCAGTCGATATAGATTATGTTGCCTTCCTTTCGGAGTACGCGAGGTCGTCTTTTTTCACCTCAAAGGCTGTATCTATATCGGCCTGCATAAGTTTATCGAGCAGGGCGCACACATCGTTTTTCAATGTGTTTTGCAGGGCCATTAGATTTGACAGGAGGAGCGGGTCAGTAACTTGTCCGTCGCAACCGTCAATAGCCTTTTTGATTTCAGCCCGCCCGGACTGCAGAACAGACATCAACTCTCCGCAGAGAGCCAAACGGTCCTCGTTTTGCTTCACCATATCACGGTTAAGCAGGAGGTAGAAACTGTCGTATATCTGTGCAACCTTATGACGCAGGAGCGGAGGCAGAGCGTCGTAATGCTTTTTGAAATTGATAGAGTCGTTCACAAAAACGACGTCGCTGTGGGTACGGCAATCCTCTACACCGAGGAGGTAATCAACGGACACCCCGAAAAACTGCGCCAAAGAGCAAAGCATTTCGTAGTCCGGCTCTTTACCCTCTGTTTCGTACCCGGAAACGGTAGAGCGGGTTTTATGTATGGCTTTTGCCAAATCAGCCTGTGTCATATCACGTTCTTTACGGAGAGCGATGAGCCGTTGAGAAAAAATCTTCATAAGCGATACCACCTTTTCAATCTTAAATATTATAGCATAAATGCCCCGTTTTGTGTTCAAATGCCCCTAAAATCGGCAATTTGAAAAAATTTTTGAAAAATTTTTCCGAAAAAACTTGACTTTGCCCCTAAAAGGGGCTATAATATAGTTACAGTCGGACAAAACGACCCAAAACGAAACCCGAAAGGAGGATAAACAAATGCGAGTCAAACTCGTCAAGCTGCGCGAGGGACGCGGCTACACACAGGAAACATTCTCAAAAGCCGTTGGTATTTCCCGCTCCCATTACTCGCAGATTGAAACGGGAGAAAAAGAGCCGTCCCTCAAAGTTGGTATGAAAATCAAGCGCGTACTTGATTACCACTACGACGATATTTTTTTTAATCACAAATGCCCCGTTTCGGGACAAAAGAGATAAAGAACGCCGCCGAAAGCGTCATATCTCTTTCTTACACCAATATTTTACTGCGAAAGGAGCGATAAATAAATGCCTAAAATGGCGACGAAAGCCGCTAACAATGTCTTTTACAAAGCACGAATGGAAGCCTCATCGTGGAACGACTCTTTGAAGTCGAGGGAGGGCGCAGCCGAGGAAACAGGCGTTGACCGCACCCGCCTCGCTTACATAGAACTCGGAACGATAAACCCCCACCCGGAGGAGGTGCTGATACTCTCGGAAACCTACAACGCCCCGGAACTGTGTAATCACTACTGCTCAAAGATGTGTCCGCTCGGCGTTAAGACGGTGAACGAGGTGGAGGTACAGGAACTCGAAAAAATGGTCTTGCAACTGCTGTCGTCGTTTCAGACCCTACCCGAAATCAAGGTAGAACTGATAAGCATAGCGGCGGACGGAGTTATCGACGGGACGGAGAGGGATCGTATGGAGAATATTCTGCAAAGCCTTGACCGAGCGGCAGACAAAATCCAAGCCCTCAAAATCTACTTTATGAAGCAATACGGTCATAGGACAAAGTGATACCAAAATAAAATCAAGAGGAGGTGTATGTATGGTTGCAACAGGAAATGTGGTTAAGGAATTTAACATTGGAAAAACCCGCGTGAGGATTTGTGATGATTACTGCCGGGAGAAAACAAAGCAGGATATTGAAGAAATACTACGGCGTATCGCCCGGAACGCAATCGGTCCTCTGACCGTTGCGGCCAACAGCGATTATGACACACAAAAGAATTAAAAGAGAGCAACGCAGATTTCAAATTGCAGGAACGATTTTCTTTGCGGTGGTAATGATAGCCGTAATGATAATCGGCCTTGCCACCAACACGCGGGGACTTTGCGAAGCGTCTGCACAGGGAGTCGAAAAGACGGTCTATATCACGGTAACACCCAAGCAGGACGAATACAACCCGCAGCTATTTCAGCCGACAGGGACCGTCCCAGCTACATCGACGGAGGACAAGCCCAAGACCCTTTACTACGATGTCCCGCTGTCAGAGGAAATGCAGGACTACATATTCGCCATTACCGAGGCTTACGACGTGCCGTGCGATGTGGTGATAGCAATTATCAGACAGGAAACAAACTACCGAGCCAACGCAACTGGGGCCGCCGGAGAAAAGGGATATATGCAGATACACCCCGTCAACTTTGAGTGGCTCGCAGAGGAACTCGGAATTACAGATTTCTACGACCCGGAACAAAACATACTTTGCGGAGTGTATATGCTTTCCCGCCTCTACGATAAGTACGACACAACGGCGGAGGTGCTGATGTGTTACAACTGCGGAGAAGCAGGAGCGAAACGCCTTTGGGCACAGGGTTACTCCTCGACCGAATACACGCGGTCGGTAGCGGAACACATAGAGGCTCTTAAATTCATAGGAGGAAACGGACAATGAAGACGTCGGACAGGCTTTTATTATTTGGCGTAATGCTGTTGGCGGGAATTTTCGCCGGAGGCATTGTAGCCGCAATTCTTATCCCGCTTTGCTATTCACAGAGAGGTTGTTTCCAAATCGGCTCGGAATGGTTTTTGATTATCTTGGCAGCCTACGCGGGCTATACCGCGTTCAATAAATATCTATTTGATAACGTAGAAAGGAGTTAATTATGGCGTATTGGCACGAATGTCCCAACTGTGGCGGTAGCCTCGACCCCGGCGAAACTTGTGATTGCCAAAGAGAGGCAAAGGAGGTGAGGAAGATTGCAGACAGCAACAGCGATTTACCCGCCCTCGGAATTACTGAAACAAAGCGTAGAACAACAGTTGTCGGTGTCCTTGTCGGACAGCGAGTATGAGGAGGCAGAAACCTCGGCAAAAAGAAAACTCGCCCGAATAATCGAGCGAGAGGGCGACGCGGACGGAGAGAGGCTGAAACCCTACTATCTCGTCCAACTCATATCAGAAGCGATCACCGCAGAGCGGTTTTCACTTTATTGTTACTTGAAAGCATTAGAGAAAAAAGAAATGCCCGCAGCCAAAGCCGCAGGGCAAATCTAAATCCGTATCTCTATTGTATCACAAAATTTTGAGAAATGCAATAGGAGGTTGCAAAAATGTCAAAAAACAATTCGTTAGTTATTACAAATCAATACCCGGCGGACAAATACAATCTGCTCGTGTCAATGCAGACTGTGGCAGAAATCGCCGAAATTCACAAGCCCGTAATGAATGTGGTTTACATCAGCACGGACCTCAACGACAAAGAAATCTACTTGCAGGAGAAAGCCTACAAGGACACTCCCGCGAAGTACGCAATCACCAAAAAGGGCCTTACAAAACTGATGAGAGCGGCAGGAATTAAAATCGTTTCCTCCCGCCCGGTCGTCCCCTCGACTTGTCAGAAATGCGCCCAAATCAACGCAGGAATTGGAAAGCCTGTGCGCTGTGGTGCTTGTCCGAACAAAGATGTCAAGTATGAGGTGCGTATCAGCGTACCGCAGCTTACGGGCGAAAATATTGATGTCGTAGCCCATAAGGAAATTATCGTGGACGACGTGGTACAGGGGATGTCCGAAAATCAAGCGCGAGAATTCCTCAAATTCAGAGCCGAAATGTGCGAGAGTAAGGCCCTCAACAGAGCGTTGAGAACGGCTATGCAAATCAAGGGGACCTACTTCCTCGACGAATTCAAAAAGCCCTTTGTGGTTGCTTACCTCGTCCCTAACCTCGATAATCCGACGGTAAAGGAAAAGGCGGTTGAGAGTTTCTTCACCGCAAAAGCGGAACTCTACGGCGGTAACAATAACGAGTCCGCGAGAAAGACCGTTTTCGTTTCAGAAGACCCGGAGGAATACGACGCAGGAGCATACGAAGCAGTACAGACTCCTATCGAGGGACAGCACCGCGAGGAACTCCCCGCAGCTGTGAACAACCCTGCCCCGACTCGTCAGCAGGATAACGGACCGGCAGACCCTAACATCTGCACCGACTGCGGAGCGAAGATTTCCAACGGAGTGTCTGACTACTCCATTGAGAACTTTGGGACACCGCTTTGTATGAACTGTCAGAGAAAGAGAGGTAATCAGTAATGACGTGCATTTTGACGCAGGACAGACAGAATATCATCAATGCCGACTCTGTGGAAAGAATTAGCGTTGACGCGGGCGTTATCTCTGCTCACACCCTCGGTGGAGCGGTTATCACAATCGGCACATATAAGAAGCCGGAGAGCGTAACAAAGGTTATGAACTATATTGCGTTTTCCCTCGCCTCCTCGGAAGAAAAGGGCGGCAAAACAATCGTTATGCCCTCGGAGGAGGTAGTCGGAAACGACAAGGCGATCGCCGAGAACTTCATCAAGGCGATGTTGGCAAAGAAAGCGGAGGGACCGTCAGCGACCGTTGACCTTTCCCCCGAATTAAAAGAATTTCTTGAAAAAATGAAAGGAGGCGACGGCAAATGAAGATATTGCACACAGGCGATTGGCACATCGGCAATTACCCTGGCCCGGAGAGGAACGGCGAAAACGTGCGATTTCTTGACCTTTGCCGTTGCCTCGACGCACTTGTGGCGAAAGCGACGGAGGAAAGCCCGGACATCATCGTGATAGCGGGCGACGTGTTCCACCAAGCAAAGGTATGGAGCGACAGAGGCCTCCGCGAGAACAGGACCGCAACACACTATATTCGCCTCCTCAAAAAGATATGCCCCGTTGTTGTGGTGAGAGGCACACCAAATCACGACTCCGAGCAACAGTTTGAATTACTCAAAAACACCTTTGAGGGCGACGGAGAGGTACACATCATCACCGAGCCGGGAGTGGTAAAGACCTACACCGGGCGGCAAGGTTGGGTACAGATTGCAGGACTCCCCGGCTTTGACAGGGGCGTTTACAGAGCAAAGCACCCCGGACTCTCCAAAGAGGAGGAAAACGAGGTATTTACCGAGGAACTCGCAAACATCATCGTGGGACTCAAAGCGCAATGCGACGCAGACGCACCGACGGTATTTGTTTCCCACTTCACTATCCCCGGTTGCAATATGGAGAGCGGACAGACGCAGTTTTTCTCACAGTTTGAGCCTGTGGTTTACCCCTCTACTCTAACAGCCGCAGACTTCGACCTCAACTGTTTCGGTCATATCCACAGACCGCAGAAAATCGAGGACGCAAAGAACACATTTTACTGCGGAGCGGTATCTGCGATGAACTTCAACGACGAGGAGCAGGAGCGCGGATTTTATATCCACGACATCGACCTCCGCGACAAGAGCGTACACAGCGAATTTTACGCCCTGCCTACAAGAGAATTCAGAACGCTTTATTTCCAAGACGGAGATATTGCGGACTTTATCGAAACAGGAACGCCCCGTATCGGCCCGAATTACGAGAACAAAATCGTCAGAGTGCTTTACAACTGCACAGACGACCATAACAAGGCGTTTAACAAAGCCGCCCTCGAACAATTCTTATACGCAAACGGAGCGTTTTGGGTACAGGAAATCACCCCGCAGAAAATCACCGTTTCGGTCAATAAGGACAGCCTATCCGACGAAAGCGGCCCGGAGGAAAACCTCCGTCAGTATTTCGAGGAAAAGGGCTACGCCCCGGAGCGTATCGCAGAGATTATCGAGGCGGCCCGCCCGATTATCGCAGAGGCGACCGAGAAGACAAAGAACGGCGGACAGAACGGCGTATTTACCCCATTGAAAATCGAGGTAAAGAACTACCGCAATTACCGAGAGGAGTCCTTTGACTATGACGGTATTCGTTTCTGCACTATCAACGGCGAAAACGGGGCGGGCAAATCAAGCCTCTTTATGGACGCTATGCTCGACGCTCTGTTCGAGGAGCCGCGCGAGGGCGACCTCACGGGTTGGATTTGCAACGACCCGGACATCAGAAGCGGCTCAATTCAGTTTACATTCAGTATCGGCGAAAGCACCTACCGCGTAACACGCACCCGTACCAAGAGCGGCAAAGCGACCCTCAATATCGCCGAAATGGTAGAGGGCGAATGGCAGGACCGTTCCGCCGAAAGATACAAGGACACACAGGCTATTATCAGCGACACTATCGGAATGGATAGCCTCACCTTTAAGGCGTGTGCGCTCATTATGCAGGACCAATACGGTCTATTCTTACAGGCTGACAAAGAGGCTCGTATGAATATCCTCGGCAATATCCTCGGTTTGGGTGTTTACGAGAGAATGGAAGACCTCGCAGCCGACTCTCTTACCCGCAGGAACAGAGAAATCCGCGTATTGCAGGACAAAGTAACGGACATCACCGCAAAGCTGCCCGACGAGGCAGAACTCTCCGACGCTATCGTAGAAGCGCAGACCACCCTCACAGAGTTGCAGGGACAGGCGGACGCAAAGACGGCGGAAATCGACGGCACAAAGGTACGCCTCAATACCAAAGTAGAGGCCGCACAGAGAGCGGTCAGAATTCAGACTAACCTCGCAACTCTCTCCACAAAGCGTATGACGGCGACCACAAACAAGACCACACAGACCCTCATCGTCAACGGCGCGACGGCGACATTGAGCGAGGAGGAGGCTATCAAAGCGGGCGTAGCGGAATATGAGGCACTTCTCGAAAAGGAAAAGACACTTATTTCCGCAAGGGACCGCCGGGACGACCTCGTATCACGGAGAGGAAAACTCACGACAGAGGTTATGGGTATCTCCGCAGACCTTGAAAAGGCAAAGGCTGACGAGGCGACTGCGAGGGCTTCTCTTGCGGAGGTGGAGGCTACCCTCGGCGACGAGGCTGCGCTCACCGTAAAACACGCCGAATACACAGAGGCGGTCAAGGCGGTTGAGGAAATGCAGAAAAAGGCTGACGCTCACATCACCCTCGACCGGGCAAGAGCCGACGCAGAGGGCAACCTCGAAAGGGTTAAGTTTGAAATTAACGCCGGGACACAACGCAGAGAGCAGGAAATCACCACCTACGAACAGGAGGCCGCCCTCCTTGAAAATAGCGGTTGCCCGGTGGCGGAAACGGCCTCTTGCAAATTCCTCGCAAAGGCAATCGCCGCGAGGGACAAACTCCCCGCTTTAAGAACAGAACTCACCGAATATCAGACACAGGCACAGGAACGCCTCGCACAGGCACAGAAAGCCGTCGATTTGGCGAGAGAAGCGGTACAGGCTAACAAGTACACCCCGGAGGAAATGAGCCGCTTGAGAGCCGTTGTGGAGGCTTTGAGAGCATACGAAGAAAAGTATGCCACTCTCGACCGCTCCAAAGAGAGAGCAGAAACCCTCAAAAAGCAGATTGAGGAACTCACCCAAAAGCAGACAGACCTCCTCGAAAAACAGAAAGCGGTAGAGGCAGAACGCGACGACATTTGCGACAAACTCACCGCAGCCGAAACCGCCGCAGAGGGCTACGACCTCCTCGTAGTACAAATCCGCAACGCCCGTACTTGGGTGGACAAGGAAAAGGAACTGCCGGCCGCCCGCGAAAGACTCGCAACGGCACAGAGCCGTATCGCAGAACTCGACGCGGAAATCGCACAGTTGGAGGCGGAAATCGCCGAGAAACAGGAGGAATACGCACTCGAAAAGGCGACCTCCGAGGGCGCAGCTGACCTCGAAAGAGTTGTCAGAGAAGCGGACGCAGTTATCGCCTCCCTGCAGGAGCAAATCAAGCAGACCTCTATGAGGCTCGGTGCGTTGCAGAAACAGCAGGAAAACGCCACGGCAGACAGAGCGACGGTCAAGGAATTGTTGGAACAGACGGAAACCCTCGGCACACTCGCCGCCATTGACGAGGACCTCAAAAAGGCATTCTCGCAGGACGGTATTCCCCACAATGTTATCCGCTCCCTCATTCCTATCTTTGAGGCAACAGCGACGGGTATTCTCGGTCAGATGAGCGGAGGCAAAATGAGCGTCGAATTTGTTACCGAGAAAGTCCTCAAATCCAATAACAAGAAAGAAGTAACGACCCTCGACATCATCATCAACGACACCAACACAGGCAGACTGCCGTATATGAGCAGGAGCGGAGGCGAAAGAGTCAAGGCGGCCCTTTCCGTTATCCTCGCTCTTTCGGAAATCAAGAGTACGAAAGCAGGGGTGCAACTCGGTTTCTTGTTCATCGACGAGCCTCCTTTCCTCGATACGCAGGGCGTACAGGCATACTGCGACGCTTTGGAGGCTATTCAGAGCAGATACAGCGCATTAAAGATTATGGCTATCACCCACGACCCTACGATGAAATCAAGATTTCCGCAGAGCGTCGATGTCGTCAAGACGGCAGAGGGTAGCAAAGTGATTTATCAGTAAAACGGTCCGCCGGGGAGCGTCCCTCCCCGGCTTCACCGGGAATTGGAGGTGAAAAACCTATGGGACGACCAAAAAAGCAAACGGTAGATTACTTCCCTCATTTTGTTACGGGCAGCCGCAGGACGATTTATGTTTTGGAGGAGGGTTGGAGGAACGACGGCTACGCCTTTTGGTTTAAGCTGCTCGAATTGCTATGTCAGAACGACGGACACAGTTTCGACGTATCGACACAGGCGAATATGCGTTATCTGTGTGCATACGCAAAGACGACCCCCGAAACGGCGGCGGAGATACTCGACACCCTTGCGGACCTGGGAAACATCGACACGGAGTTGTGGAAAGAGCGAAAAATCATTTGGTGTCAGTCTTTGGTTGATAATCTGAAAGACGTTTACGACAAAAGAACGACTCCGATACCGAAAAAGCCCTTTTCCGTGGATATTCTCCCCGAAAACTCACCCGAAACGGGCGAAAATGGCGACTCCGACACGGAAATACCCTCGGAAACCCCGACTACACCCGCAAAAGGAAAAAAGGCAACCGGGAAAAAGCCGAAAACTCCAAAGAAAAAGGAGGACGAACAGCCCGGAAAGGTTAAGTATGCGGAATTCGTGCGTATGACCGAGGAGGAATACGAGAAACTCGTCGCACAATACGGCAAGGATATGGTAGCCCGAATGATAGAGGTACTCGACAACTACAAGGGGCAAAACGGAAAGACCTACAAGAGCGACTACCGAGCCATTCTGAATTGGGTCGTTGAGAGAGTGAAAGAGGAACAGGCAAAGAGAGGAGGCAACGCCTATGGGGGAAATGAAATCCCTACAAGAAATAATGGGCCAACCGCCGGAGGCTTCAAGCCGTCGGGAGGCTTCAAAAAGTGATAGCAGTAGTAGCCAAGTAACCCCGGAGGAGGCAAAAGCGAGAGGTCTGTCGTTCAGAACTCCGCCCCCGCCCCCGGACAAATGCCAATTCTGCGGGGCGGAACTGCCTCGAAAAGGTATCGTTTTCGGCGGAGAGGTTTTTCTATGGCAACCGTTTCCGACTCGCTGTGAGTGCAAAGGGGCGATCGCATATTGGGAAAAGTACGACGCAGAGAAAAAGGCCGAGGAGGAGGCAAAGAAACTCGCCGAGGAGCGAAAGCGAAAGCGGGAACGCATAGAGCGACTGCTCGGGAAAAGCGGTATCAAAAAGCGTTTTCAACAGCGCACCTTTGAGAACTTCATCACGGACACCCAAGAGCGGGCGCGTTGCTACAAAATCGCAAAGAGGTACGCAGACACGTTTGCACAGAGATACGCAAACGGCGATGGCCTCTACATAGAGGGTACAAACGGGACTGGCAAAACACACCTCGCCGCCGCAATTGCCCTGCAGCTGATAAACGAGGGCATTCCCGTTGTATGCAAGACATCAACCGACCTACTGCTCGACATCAGAAAGGCGTATGACGATGAGTACACCCGCGAAAGCACTATCCTCGATGTTTATAAAAGCGTGGACTTGCTCATTATCGACGACCTCGGAAAAGAACAATGCTCCGATTGGAGTATGTCAAACCTCTACTCTATCCTTAACGACCGATATGAGGATATGAAACCGACCATTATCACAACGAACTACGGCGCGGAGGACCTCGTGAGAGCCTTAACGCCTAAAGGCTACGACAATACGAAAATCGTGGCGATCATAAGCCGATTGAGGGAAACCTCGACGGTAATCACAATGGCGTGGGACGACTACCGCACCGCGCAGGAATAG